GCCTCCAGCTCGTCGGCCGGGTACAGAAAGCCCTTGGGGTGCTTCAGCAGCAGGATGTCCATTCAGGCGGCTTCCTCGGTGCGTTCCCGCGCAAACGGGAACAAGGCGTGCAGCAGGCCGGATCGGTGCGCATGCTCACCGCGCGGCCAGTCGTTCACCCCTACGCTGCGCTGGACCACAATGCTGGCGTCCTTGCAGTCGCCGACCGGCAGCGGGCCGCTTTCGGTGCCCAGGCAATACAGGGCGGTCTGCCTGCGGGCGCTGTTGTGCTTCGTGTGGACGGCGAGCCGCAGGATGTCGCACAGGTAGGTCACATACATATTCGCCATGCGCGGAGGCAGATTGACCAGCTCCGCGATCTGCGCCGCACTGGCGGTTTTCTCGCGCGCCACCAGGGCGATGATCGCTTCCAGGCGCTCAATCGCGCGCGGCGTGTCCATGCGACAGCCTTGATAGGTGATCCCGCTCACTTGCTACTCTCTCGAATCAGGATGCCGTGTACGGTCATCATCAGGTGCTTCTTGTTGCGGTAGGCGGCCAGCTTGCGCGTGACATCGCTTTTGAAGTCCTCGACCACCTGCGCGCCGTTCTCCATGTAGGTGAAGTCGGCCTTGTAGCGCAGCGCGGGCTTCCTGCGCCCTTCGCCCAGGTCGCACGCCGGGGCCAGGACAAAGTAGACGCCGCGCTTCAGGTCCGTGATCTGCTCCATCGCCTGCATCCGGCACAGCTCGACGTAGCGGGCATACTCGCCTTCACTGTCCCACGTCACGCCATCCACCACCACCTTGCGATTACGGAACTTCGGGCGCTTGGCAGGCGCAGCTTCAACCACCGGGCGGCCACCAGCGCCAGCGGTGCGGGCCTGGGCCAGCGCCAGATCGGCGGCGGACCAGCGGCCTCCCTTGCTGCGGTTGAATGAGGTTGCCACAGCGCGCGGTCCTTACAGTGGTTGGAACTGAGCCTTCAGGCCCATGAGCGCGTTCAGGTCGGCGATGGCCCAGCCGGTGATGTAGTGGAAGCGGATCAGGATGGCCGACGTGACGCTGACTTTCTTGCTGCGGACCTTGCTGATGACGGCTGGCGGCAGCTTCATCGCGCGCGACAGGGCTGCGTCGTTCTTGAGTTTCAGGCGCTCCAGCATCGTGTCCAGCAGATGCGCCGGGGTGTAGTCGGGGTCGTCGAGGTGATTCTCGGTCAGGGCGATGATGTGGGCGTTCGGCGCGGCTTTCTTTTGTTCAGCACTCATTGCGGGGCTCTCTGAAATGAAAATAGGGACTCCAATGCCTATGCAATTGGAGTCCCTATTACTGACAGCAATATATTTGAATGTCAATATTCTAAGGTAAATTTATTGGCTTTGAGAATCTGAACTATTGCAATGCTTATATCTACGGGCGCAATAATGCCGCCTTAGCCGGTGCCGACAGCGCCTCATGCTTCGCTGCACGGAACTCCACCAGTCGCCGATACTCGGTCGCTACGTCCTGCTGCTGCTTCTTCATCGCCTCTACCCCATCGTCCTTGAGCGTCTGGTTGTACACCTCTTGCCGTCGAGCCTTCGGCATCGCCGCCAACATGCGCAGCTCACAACACACCCTACCCTTCTTCATCCTGCCCGAGAACGTCAGGCACCACTCGCACGGCCCCTGCTCGGCCTGGGTTAAGAGGTCGCCGCCCATGCCGCGTATCCATGTGTGCGCATGAGTTCATACAGGACGCGGGCGTGCTCCGGTTCGAGGTCGAACGGCTTCCTGCCGGGGATGCGCAGGTGCAGCGAGCCATCCGACATCACGCCAGCCAGGAAGCGCTCGGCTCCCGCATCACGCGCCTGGGCATCTGTCCTAAATGGGGTGATTTCGGACGTGGCAAACGGGCGCGTCAGGATCGGCAGGCCGCCGAGGATGCTGACGGGCTCCAAAGCGGCGGGCTCTGGTGCCAATTCTGGCACTTTTACGGCTGCCTGCTCAGGCTGCGCGTCGGGGGCGGCCTCGGCACTGGCCACCCATGCGGCAGCGGCATCCGGCTCGACAGGCGCGGGCGCGGCCGGTGCCGGGGCGGCTGCTTCCGGGTCGGCCTGCGCTACCCACTCGGCAGCAGTCGCGGCGGTGGGCGCAGCCTGGGCCGATTCGGCAAGCGCTTCCTCCAGGCGCGCGACAGTCTCGCAGTCGTCGCACAGCAAGGCGCGCTCGGCGGCGCTGCGCGGGTCATCGGCGTGCGGGCCGCAGTTCATCGTGCAGCGCTTCGAGCCCGGCACATATGCGGCCAGGGCGGCAGGGTCGGCGCGCGGGAACTCAATCGCGGCCGGGGTCGGGGCGGTGCGCGCCGTCACTACCGGGGCGGCCAGCTCGACGGCAGCCGGGGGCTGGTCGGCGGGCTTCTTCTTTGCGGCCTCGCCGAGCGTCCACATTTTCGCCCGCATAACCACGCGGCCGTCGCGCATCGCATCGCGCAGGTAGCTGGACGGGTGATGCTTCGGTGGCAAGCCCATCACACGCACCAGCATTTCAGTCGGCACCGGCTCGCCGTCGGCGGCGCGCAGGCATTCAAGCGCCAGCTCGACCTTCGTTGGCGCGCGTACTGGCGCGGGGGCTTTAGCGGTAGGCGGGATCAGGGGCACGCCTTCCTTGCGCGTCACCGGCACGTCGATGTCCAGCGGGGCGGCGGCAACCTCCAACTTCTTCGCGGCAGCGGCGGCAGCGGCGGCAGCGGCGGCAGCGGCGGCAGCGGCGGCGGACTTGCGCAGCCAAGCATCCTGGGCCACGTTGTTGCCCAGGTCGGTTCGAGTGCTCTCGATCACTGCGTCCGCGCGGCGGAACGACATCACCGTGCGGCCATTCGGTGCGAGAAAGGGTTCTTCCACGATCAGGCCGCCTTTGATTTCGTCGGCGATCTGCGGGCGCACCGTTTCGAGGTCGATGTCCAGGCGGTCGGAAATCTCGACAGTGCGAATGTTCGGATTCGCGGCGATCAGGTCAAGGATTTTTTGCTTCATGGGATGCATGGGGTACTCCGCTGTCATGTTACGGGGTGCCGGGATCGTCGCCCGGCTCGTTCGGTTCCAGTCTCGCCAGCACATCGCGGGCGTGCTCGACGTGGTAGACGTACATCACTTCTCCAGCCGCATGGCGCGCGAGTATCGACCGCGCCCGCTCGATGGCGATGTCTCGCGAGGGCTTCTTGTCCGCCAGCGAGGCCATCGCCTTCATTGCAGCAGCGCGGGCCTCGGCTGAGGTCATCGCCTTGCCGTCGGCATCCAGCGGCGGGGGAGGAAGCTGCGGAACAAATGGTGGCACGGCCGGGCATCCCGGCTTGAGGCGCTTATCCAGCAGCTTTTTCCACCGGGCGGCGGCCTGCGAATAGCTCGCCTGCCGCAGCTCGTACTGCCCGAAGTCCACGGCTGCCCAGTACACGGCCGGGACCGGCCAGCTATCCTCTCCGGTGCGGCGCTTGCGCATTTCCCGCACGGCGTAGTTGAATGCGTCCTCATAGTCCACGGCCGGGCGGCACAGGGCGACGAACTGCCCTTCCGTCGGTGCCCAGTCTGTGTACTTGTCCCGGCAACGCTCGATCCCTTCGAGCGCCATCTGGAACGTGATGCCCTCGGAAATCAGCGTGTTCGACCACGCCTTTTTCCAGTCCGCGACGAGCTGCGGTGACGTGAAGTGCGAACTCCACTTGTGCATGTACATGGTCGCGAAGCGCCCATACAGGCGGTCGATGGCCGACAGCATCCGGGGCACCTCGCGGACCCCGCCCATGCCATCGGGCTCTACGACCATCACCTCACGCGGCGCGTTCCACGAATTAAGCGTCGATGGTGTAGGGCTCGGCTGCTGGGTAAGCTGGTGCTGCTGCGGCTGCTGGGACATTGGATGCTCCTGAATTCACGTAGGCGTTCGGGTCGAACTTGGGCGTGCGCGCCGGGGCGCTGCCGCCGTTCGAGTGCTGCGCGAGCTGGTCGGGCTTGACCGGGTACAGATCGGTCCATTTCCCGCTCATCACGCTTTGCTCGATCACGGCAACCGGGTCTTGCCCGGCGTCGCGCATCTTCGCCAGCTTTTTGATGCACAGCTCGGCAGCACGGTCAGTCATCGGTGCCTTGACGGCAATCCGGTGCTCAGCCCAGTCATTCCATGCGGATTCAGGGAGCCAGTCGGGCAAGACTACGACCGGCGCAGCCGGTGCAGCCTTCGATTTCCTCGCGGCTTTTTTCGTAGGAGGTTTCTCTGGTGGATTATCTGATGGTTCTACTGGGGGTTCTGTGTCCCGTTTTTGGGACGGCTTCGGCGGAAAAACGGTACTGCTTGCGGGAAAAACGGTACTGCTTGCGGGAAAAACGGTACTGCTTGGAGCTGTGCCAAAAACGGCACCGCTTGAAGCTGTCCCGTTTTCGGCACCTCTTTCCCAGTGGGCCGCTTTCAACTCCTTCGATGCACCGTGCGGGGCATGCTCGTTACGGCAAAGCGGGTGGCCGCCAAGCTCGCGGAACGCGCGCAGCTCTGCCGCCTTGGCTTCCACTGGGTTGTCGAACACGGCCAGCACTTCGCGATGCAGGGGGATTTCACGGCTGAGCAAGTCCATGACCCAGCGCGAGCTGCCGCGATAGGTGTCCAGCTCCGGGTCGCCGTTGAATGAGCGCATGCCGATGTAGAACTCGCCGGTTTCCGGGTTCGCGGTCCTGTAGACGTAATGGACAGCCGACGCCGACGGCATGCCGACGAGCTGGTAGACGATTACGCTCTTGGTCGCGCCGACGCGGTGGCCGGTGTCGCGCAGCAGCCCGGATTCACACAGGCGCTTGAGGTTGGCAAGGATGGTCTTGCGGTCCTGACTGGTATCGCGTGCCAGGGTGGCCGTGCTCGGGAAGCAGACCCCGCGCTCGTCGGCGTAGTTCGCCAAGCAGACCATGATGAATTTCTCGCTCGACCGTGAAATATCGAGCTTGAGCACCCACGACATTGCTTCGATGCTCATTGGCGGACCTCCGCAGTCGTGATTTCCGTCGAATTTCCGACAGATGAACGCGCGGACACGCTCACCACAGAATTAATCTGTGGTACTATTTTCGTACTCATTGACTGCCCTATCAGTTGATTCGAGTTGAAGCCGTTCCCTGTTCCAGCAGGTAACGGCTTTTGTTTTTTTACGTCCTTCAGTTGTTGATAAACAACAGCACTAATTACTTTTTTTGCAAACAGGCGCTCATGGGTCAGCTCTACGGCGACTTCAAAGCGCGCCAGCATCATATCCCGCGTGAAACCTTCCGGGCGAGGCGCATGCCCGTCCAGAACGGTGTGACACGCATAGCAACCATAGGCGGCGTCGGTATCGGCGGCCTTCATGCCTGCGCCAGCGCCGTTGCGGTGGCACAACACGGTCGTGTCGGTGCGATGGTTGCAACATGGGAATCTTAACGTACATTCCTCATCTTTGGCACTGGCACGAATCGCGGTCATCTTCGGCCCGGTCGATTTCAGGCCGCGCTTGCGAGCCGGGGCAGCTTTCACCACCAGTCCGGCCGCACCATCCTGCTCGACTTGCTGCATCAGCTCCGGGCACGCGCGCACGGTGATTTCCACCCGCTGCGCCTGGGCCTTCGGAGCCTTCGCCCGGATCGGGCCGCTGCGCGTGAGCTGCGATGCGCCACGGCTCATAGGCTTGCCGCGCTTGAGTTCACTGCGCTTCAACGTCATTGCTGCTGCGCCTCCGACTGCTGGGGGGCGGCCGCTGCCGCGCGCGCCTTCACGCACGCAGCGCAGGCGGCATACTGGATGAGCTGCTTGGCCGTCACCTGTCGGCCGCATAGGCAGCGCTTGCGCTCCAGCGAACATGCCAGGGCGGACCCCGGATTGCGCTGGCCGCTCACTGCTGGGCTCCCAGTTTGCAGCCGACCGGGTACTTGCGCGCCAGCCAGATTTGACCCTTCTCGGTCAGCAGCGCGTTGCACTCGCGCTGGCGCAGGTTGGCGACGATGAAGTGGCCGCGATTGATATGCTCCTGATACGGACGGCCGCAGGCTTGCAGGATGGCGTCAGCCCTCATGCGCTCGACCAAGGCGGCCTCATCATGCATGAGCGTGTTAGCGAAGCGGGTAATGGTAATGCGGCTCATGCGGCCTCCTTGTAGACTTGTTGCTGTTCGATGCGCCGCGTGACTTCAGCGAATGCCGACAGGACATCGGCCTGTTTCGTTACTTCGAGCTGGGCGGCGTACACGTCGATGCCCTCGTTGATCGCGTCGTTCGCGGCATCGCTCCAGCCCCATGCGCCGGTTCGCTCGAAGCACATCTTGACCACGAAAATCTGGTCCTGCGCCTCCACTATCGTGTCGAGCCATTCCGGGCCAAAGCCGCGCTCGCACAGCACGAGCGCGACATTCAGCACCTCCGTTACCTTGTTCCAGTCATCGAGCCCGCCGTTACCGTTCTTCAGCAGGACCAGCGCGGTTTTGCAGTCCACCGCCCAGTCCTTTTGCTTGTCGGCGTCGAGGTGCTGAGCGAATCGCTCGCGCAGCTCGGCCTGCTTTTCATCGCTCACCTGGGTGGCCGTGAACGTCGCGCGCCAGTTGTCGCGGATCGCCTTGTATGCGGCGTCCGCCTTGACCGGGCGCGGCTGGTATTTCTTGTCGCGCCTCGGCTTGCTTCCGTGCTTCGATGCCATATCAGCCCTCGCCTACGGCCGGGGCGCACATCGGCACCACCAGATTGCGCCGCGCGAAGGCCACCTTGATACGCTCGACCAAAACGGCCGGTGCGCGGGACTTTTTCGCGGTGTTATTCAAGTGGTAATGCACGTTGGCCTGGGTGCAGCCCAGTTCGGCGGCGATGGCCTGCTGCGTCATCCTTCCGTCGTCGTACAAGGTCGATAGCGCCTGCTTTACGTCAACTTCTTTCATCTGCGGAACCCTAGTCTTGTCATATTTTTTCTTTGTTGCCTGTAAGAATTGGCCTACGGATTATAAGCATCTAAATATCCCGCTGCCAATACCTGAACAACATTTTTATTGGTATTGACATAAAGCAACGGTTTTCGGCCCCCTTTATTTCCACGTAGATATGGTGTATAAATGGCGAATTATAAGTTTATTGATTAAAAATATAGAATGGAAGGCAACATGATAGGGATGGGCGCAACCTCAAACTCGTCAAATGGCGTGCGAGTGCCATCAACGACCGGCGAGCGCGTCAAGGCTCGCCGCCTGGAGCTGGACCTCTCGCAAACCGAGTTGGCGAACAAAGCGGGCCTGACTCAGCCGACCATATCGGGGCTAGAGAAAAATCGGTCGCACAGCAGCGGCAGCTTGGCGTCCATCGCGCGGGTGCTGGGCGTCAGCGCGCTATGGCTGGAAACGGGCATGGGTGATATGGTCCCATCGCATCCAGAAGAACCGCTTTCGGTCATCGTGGGCGATCCTGATGCGGTCATGGTCCCCCTGCTGGAGTGCAAGGGCAGTTGCGGCAATGGCCGCCTGTATGGCGACGTGGACTATTCCCCCATCACTATCAGCGCCCGGCTGCTGCGCTCGTTCTACGGGCGGGCCGCCAGTGAAAACCTCATCGCCTTGTATGCCGACGGCGACTCGATGGCGAGCTACATCATGCACGGCGACATCATCGTGTTCGACACTGGCATCGCCGACTTTCAGGAAAGCGGCATCTATCTGCTCGATACGCCTGACGGCCTGCGCGTCAAGCGGGTCAGCCGCCGCGCCGATGGCCGGGTTGTCCTGCGCAGTGACAGCCCGGATAAAACTCGCTTTCCCGACGAGGAATACAGCGCCGAGGAAGCGCCTCTCTTGACCGTCAAAGCCAAGTTTGTGCTGCGCATGGGCGGCTAAAGACCTCCCCCAGCCTTCCCTGTTCCCTCCGTTTGCCCGCCATTGAGCGGGCTTTTTTTCGTCTGTACGACACGCCTTGCCGCCTCGGAATGAATTTTTTTGCATAGTTCTCATGAGGCAACATATAAAAATATATGGTTTTTTCCGCAAATATATAGAAATCCCTATTGCGCCAAATTATTTCTATCCCTATACTTTTGCTCATTAGCATTTCTATGCTATAGACCAATAAAAACCCACTTTGCGGAGGAACCCAGCAATGAGCACCTTTAGCGTCAAGGTCCGTACCAACGACGGCACCCGCCACCAGTTCGACCAGCTCGGCCGCACGGCCGCCGAAGTCCATGAGGCAGCATCCGAGCGCTTCGGCCATCTGTGCAACGTCTTGGTTATGCCGAAATGAGCACCACAGCACAGGCCCGCCAGTTGTTCAGCGACCGCCGACTGGCCGCAAAGTGGGTTTTGGCTCGCCGCTACATCAACGAGCGCGGCCTGCAACCCTACCCCTACCTGCCAATGGCGCTGCGGATCGTTCGCGGCCCGATCCATTAACCCGGAGTACATCCAATGAGTGACAATCAACAAGCCGCCGTCGCCGCCGTCGCCATCGCCCATGATGCCGCGACCGTCATGGGCTTCCAAAACCTCGGCGCGTTCGAGTTCATGCAGCGCGTCGCGAAGGGCTTTGCGCTGTCCACGATGGTCCCGCCCGCATATCAGGCGGTCGTGTCCGAGGGCTATGGCCGCGACAAGAAATGGGTCCAGAACCCGGCCGCCCTGAGCAATTGCATGGTGGCGCTCGACCTCGCGCAGCGCATGGGCGCATCGCCCTTGCAAGTCATGCAAAACCTGCATGTGATCGAGGGCCGCCCGAGCTGGGCAAGCGCGTTCATCATCGGCCTCATCAACAACAGCGGCCACTACGCGCACGGCCTGCGCTTCCGCTTCGAGTGGCTGGAAGAAAAGGAGGTGACTTACACCACCGTCGAGTGGATCAGCAACGTCCGGCAGGAAGTCGCCAAGACCATCAGGATCAAGGACGCGGTTTGCATCGCCTGGACGAAAGACAAGTCCGGCGAGATTGTCGAATCCTCCCCCGTCACGCTGGAAATGGCCGTGCAAGAGGGCTGGTACACCCGCAACGGCAGCAAGTGGCGCACCATGCCGCAGCAGATGGCGCAGTACCGCGCCGCCGCGTTCTTCGGCCGCACCTACAACCCGGAGCTGTTGATGGGCCTGCCGACGGCTGACGAAATTCACGACATTATCGACGTGACGCCGCAGGCGGACGGCACCTATGCAGCGCCGCCAGCCGTCGCGCCGGAAGCAGCCGCACCGGAAGCGACAGCCCGCACCCCGCGCGCCCCGCGTGCCAAACAGGACGCCGCCCAAGCCACCGACGTGACGCCCTCGCCTGCCGCCGAGCCGACCCCGGCACCAGCACCAGCACCAGCACCGGCCGCCGAGCCCGAGCCCGAGCCCGAGCTGACCCAGGCACCGGCCGCCGAAGTCCAGCCCGAGCCGATCCCGGCACCGACCACCGAGCCGACCACCGAGCCGACCCCGGAACCGACCCCGGAACCGACCCCGGCCGCAACCCCGGCCGCAACCCCGGAACCGACCCCGGCACCGGCCGCCAAGAAAGCCGCCGCCAAGGCGACCCCGGCCCCGGCCCCGGCAGCAGCGACCACCAGCGCCAGCGCCCCGGTCCTGTCGCCGCAGAAAATCGCTTTCGTCAAAGCCCAGCTCGATACCACTGGCGGCTGGACGACGGCCGATTTCACGGCCAAGTTCGGCATCACGCCCGATGCCCTGACCGTGCCGCAGTTCCCCGATGTGCTGGCATGGTTCAAGCAACCGAAGCCCGCGAGCGCATAAATGCTGACGTTTGACGAAGCCCGGCACGAATACCGCTTCAACGGCGAGCTGATCCCGTCTGTGACGGGCGTCCTCAAGCCGCTGGTAGATTACTCGGGCATCCACCCGGACGTGCTCAAGCGTGCGAGCGAGCTGGGCACGCTGGTCCACAAGACCACGGAGCTGTATGACGAGGGCGTGCTGGACGAGGACGATCTGGACCCGATCCTGCGCCCTTACCTCGACGGCTGGAAGCTGTTCAGGCATGAGGTGGGATTCGTGCCCGACACCATCGAAAAGCGCATGTACCACCCGACGTTCCGCTACTGCGGCACGTCGGACAGGACCGGCGCGATTCGTGGGCACAAGGCCGTAGTGGACATTAAGAAAATGATGACGCTCGGCCCGGTCATCGGCCCCCAGCTCGCCGCCTACAAGGAAATGCACAACCTCGAAGGCGCGGGCATCGAAAAGCGCTTCGCCCTGGGCCTGCGCCCGGATGGCACCTATCGCCTGCAAGAGTTCGCCGACCCGAGCGACCTACCCTGCTTTATGTCCCTGCTGACGATGATGCGCGCGCAGGAAACGATTAATAACTGGAGAGCCAAGCATGGCAAGTAAGAAAATCAAGGTGGACACCGCCGCGAACGATGGGGGCGCGGCTGATCTGGCCGTGTTGCCAGCGGACGCCCCGAAGGGCACGGACCTGATGGCCGAAGCCGCCACCGTCTGCGAATCCCTGTGCGTTACCGTGATCGACAGCCCCATCATGTACGAGCTGGCGGCCACGGAGCTGCAAGAGCTGCAAGCGAAGTACAAGGCGCTGGAAGATAAGCGCTTCGCCATCACCCGCCCGATGGACGCGGCCAAGAAAGCCGTCATGAGCCTGTTCAATCCGGCGCTCGACCGCCTCAATACGGCCATCACCGGCCTCAAGGCGTCGATGCTGGAATACGACCGCGAGGAAAAGCGCAAGGCCGCCATCAAGCAGCAATTGCTGGACAAGATCGCCGCCGACCAGAAGGCCGCGCTGGCGGCCGAGGCCGCCCGGCAGGCCGAGGAAGCGCGCGTGCAGTCCGAGCGCGCCGCGCAGCTCATGGAGAAGGGCGACAGCGCCGGGTTCAACGAGGCCATGACCGCCGCCGAGACTGCGCAGGAAATGGCAGCGGCCCTTTCGCAGACTGGCGCAGTTGTCAGCGCGGCGACGGCGCTCACGGCCGTGCCGACCGTCGCAGGCATCACCACTGCCGACGTGTGGAAGGCCCGCGTTACCGACCTCCCTGCCCTGCTGCGCTTCGTCGCCGATCACCCGGAATATCACGACTGGATCGAGGTCAAGATGACCGGCCTGCACGATATGGCGAAGGCCCAGCGTACCGAACTGCGCGTGCCCGGCGTCGAGGCGTTCGAGGAATCCCGCATCGCCGCCGCTCGCAAGGCGGCATAAGCATCACCGGGCAGGCCCGCCCTGCCCTTCCAAAAACGAGAACCGAAAGAACCGAGAATAACCATGTGGATCAGAAACGCCCAGGTGTACCGCCTCCCCGCCCCCTACGCAATGACTGCCGAAAAGCTGGCTGAGGCCATCGCGCATCAAAAATTCGTGCCTTGCACCAGCATGGAAAAGGACCGCTCGGGCTGGGTTGCGCCCTTCCCCGACGGTGAGCTGGTGCATGTGGTGAACCGCCAGTATTTCCTGAAGCTCTGCACGCAAACCAAGGTGCTGCCGGGCTCAGTCGTGAACAAGGAGCTGAAGGCGCGCGCCGCCGCCCTGGAAGAACAACAGGGCTTCGCGCCTGGGAAGAAGGCCACCAAGGAGCTGAAGGAGCGCATCACCGACGAGCTGCTGGCGAAGGCGTTCGCGAAGGACGAGCACATGCTGGTCTGGATCGACCCGGTGAACGGCTGGCTGGTCATCGACGCGGCCAGCGCCAGCAAGGCCGATGCCGTGGTGAAGCTGCTGCTGAAGGCCATCGACAAGCTGCCGCTCGAATCGCTGCGCGTGCAGCGCTCGCCGGTTGCCGTCATGACCGGCTGGCTGGAGTCGGACGAAGCCCCGTATAACTTCACGATGGATCAGGATGCGACCCTGAAGGCGACCGGCGAGAGCAACGCCACGGTGCGCTACCAGCGTCACAGCCTGGACCCGGAGGATATGCGCCGCCACATCGCCGCAGGCAAGCAGTGCGTGCGGCTGGCGATGACGTGGAACAGCCGCGTGTCGTTCGTGCTGGACGAGTCGCTGACCATCAAGGGCATCAAGCCACTCGATGTCATCAAGGAAGGCACCGCGATCACCTACAGCGATCAGGAGCGCGCCGACAACGACCTCATGCTGATGTCTGGCGAGCTGTCGAAGCTCCTGGGCGATCTGGTCGAGGCGATGGGCGGCGAGGCGAAGGATGGCGAAGCGGGCAGCGATGGCCAGCAGCAGATCGCCGATGGCAGTGCCCACGAGGCGGTCCGCAAGCTGCACCAGATGGCCGCGAGCGAGGGCGTGAGCGCCACCCTGATCTACGGTGACAAGTCCGTGACGTTCGGCGCGAAGCTACCGCCTGATGGCGAAGGCGACGACGCCGCCATGTACGAAAAGGCCGTCGCTATCGTGCGTCAGCACCAGCGCGCATCTATCTCCCTGGTCCAGCGCCACCTCGCCATCGGCTACAACCGCGCCGCGCGCCTGATGGAACAAATGGAAGCCAAGGGCGTCGTCGGCCCGATGGAGTCGAACGGAAACCGCACCATCATCAACCAATAACAACAGGAGAACCGCCCCATGAATACCACGAAAACCCCTGCCGCTGCCGCCGCATCGCAGTTTGTGTCCCTCAAGGCCGCTGCCGAGGACAAGGCTAATCCAGCCGTCGGCAAGGAAACCACTTTCAAGGTTGACCCGCGTGTGATCGAGATTCAGCCGGGCTTTAACCGGCCGATCAGCCGCGAGCACGTCGAACAGCTCAAGACCTCGATTCGCAACGGCGCGACCCTGCCACCGATCTTCGTCCGCGTCGAGCCGGGCCGCATCATCATGGTGGATGGCGAGCACCGCTGGATCGCCGTCATGGAGCTGATCGCCGATGGCATGGAAATCCCGTTTATGTCGGCCATCCAGTTCCGGGGCAGCGACGCCGACGCCATCGCGCACTTGCTCACCAGCGCGCAAGGGCAGGCAATCTCGCCGCTCGACCAGGGCATCCAGTATCTCAAGCTGGTGCGCCTGCACTGGGACGTGAAGATGATCGCCGCGCGTACCGGCAAGAGCACCACGCACATTGAAAACTGCCTGACGCTGGCCGAGGCGAATACCGACGTGCAGCAGGCCGTGCGTAACGGCGAGGTCGCAAGCTCGCTGGCCGTCGATCTGGTCAAGGAACACGGCCCCGAGGCCGGGAAGGTTATTCAAACCGAGCTGGTCAAGGCCAAGGACAGCGGCAAAACCAAGGTGACGCGCGCCAGCGTGCAGGGGCGCGCGGTGCCGCGCAAGCTGGTGGATCGCGTCGAGAGCAACATGCGGACCCTGTTCGAGTCGCGGCCGGACCTGACGGCCGAGGGACTGGCCGAGCTGCCCGAGGGTGCTTCGGTATCGGTTCCGGCCGCCCTGCTGGCCGAGCTGCGCGCCGCACATGATGAGGTGCAGAAGATGCGCGCCAAGGAAGCGGCGGCCGCTGCGGCTGCGCCCCAGGCACCAGCCACCCCCGAGGAAGGCACCGGCAACGAATAATGCAACTCTCATTCTTTGATGAGCTTGACGCGCCCGCACCGGCACCCGCCCAGGTTGCGGTCGCGTCACGAATAATCGAGACTCCGCATGCGCGCTGCCCGGCGTGCGGCTCGATGTTCCTGGCAGTCGAGTGGCTGGCATGGCGCAAGGCTGGTTACTGTCGTGAATCACATCAACCCAAATGATAGCGAATCACATAACTCCATATTATTTGTATCCACATCATTTCATGTGACATCACATCAGATGATGTGATGTCAACTCACATAACTCAGCCGCCACGCCCGTTACAAGGAGTTGGCGGCTTTTCGCGCCGAATGCGATGTTAATTGATGTCAAATGATGTCATATCACATCAAGTTAAGTAGGCAAAATCGATATGATGTGATGTTATATCAATCTATGTCATCTTAAATAATTCAATATCGCATTAGGTGATTTAATGTGACTCGACACGGAATAGCCTCATGTAAATCCATTTGAAATAGTTCAACATGGTATTAGATTTCCCTTGCGTGAACTTATAAAGAGTCTGATAATCGCGAGTGTTATCAATCCACCAAGGGGAAGCGCATGAATGTCTTGATCGCAGGCGAGAAGGGCGGCACCGGGAAAACCACCACGTCAATTAACATGGCCGTGGCGCGCGCGCTGGCGAGCCGTGATGTGCTGCTGGTGAACGCCGACAAGCAAAACAGCGCTGCGGAGTGGGCGGCGATCCGGGCTAGAGAGAAAATCGCGCCGAATATCACTTGCGTTTCGATTCTCGGGGCAACGCTGGCCGACGAAATCCGCAGGCTCGAAGGGAAGTTTGAGGACATTATCATCGACGCAGGCGGCATCGACTCGCTCGAACTGCGCTCGGGGATGCTGGTCGCCGACGTGATCGTGACGCCTGCCCGCCCGTCCCAGTTCGACGTTTTCACGCTGGCGAAGATGGACAAACTTGTGGCCGAGGCAAAGGCGTTCAACACGAAGCTCACGGCCGCGATCCTCTGCAATTGCGCGCCGACGCACCCGAACAGCACC